AGAGAGTTTATTCCTTTTTCATCTTCTTCTTTACCTAAAAAAGGACCCCCCAATAGAGGACTTAATGTAAGTCCTTCACAAAAAGTTTCTATGGATCAGTCACCAAGAAAATCAAGTAACAGTAAACAAATGCTTCAGTCTTTGTTTCCACTAGACCCAGTGCTAGGAGTAGGCAGACCCCCTTCTGCATAGAAAGTATCAACTCGATTAAGCCATGCCTTTTTGTAATTCTCAAACTCATAACCCGTGGTTGTAAATTCTTGCGTAGTTCCGTCCTGAACAGAAACCAAAACCACACCAAAATTTATTTCAGTATTAAATATTTTATCGTGTGCTAAAGCATAAGCCGCTAGTTGATGAAAGTAATCCTCAATCCACTCAACTTTTTTTGGCTTTTTAGATTGTTTAAAATCAATAACCGCCAGCTTTCCCTTATATAAACCTATCAAGTCCATAGTCCCTGCGTACTTGTTTGGATAATAAATAGATACTTCCGAACCCCAAATCTCTTTAATGTTACTAAAATAGGTGTTTACCAGCCTGTAACCCATTTCATAACCTTTAGTCATTAGCCAATTTGTAGGACGAGGCAGATCCCGATAAGCAACCATTCGCTCGATTACATTGTGCATATGCGTTCCAATAGAAGCAGCATCATTTTTTATTTTCTCTGCATTTTTCTTACCAATTCTCTCTGCCCACGCATCAAGGGCCTCTGTATCTTTCGTTTTAGAAATAATCGTGGTTACACTTGGAAGCTTTTGATCCCCATAAATATAACGTCTGCCTTCAGGCCACCCTAAATCTTTTCTCTGTAGAGTAGGATAATCGTATTTTTTAACAACAGGTATTAAATCAACCAATTTTTAGGGTCCTCTCCTAAAACTTCACTTGCAATATCTATTTTAGAACGTAAAGCTTGTACAATTTTTTCATCTACCGTTTTCGGAGAAATTAAATCAATATACGTTACGTTTTTAGTTTGTCCGATCCTATGAGCTCGATCTTCTGATTGAAGACGAACCTCGAGGTCAAAGTTATTACTATAATATACAACTAAACTTGCCTCCGTTAGAGTAATTCCATAGCCTCCTGTCTTAGGATTACCTACAAAAAAACGAACATCTCCGTCTTTGTCTTGAAACTCTTCTATCGCTTTTTGTCTATCTTCCGTTGAAGTATCTCCATAATAAGTTACTACAGAGTTCATACCATGTTCTCTTTGCAAAGTTTTTTTTATCTGTTCAATATCATGCCTATAGTTTGCCCAAATAATTATTTTCTTATCCGTTTCTTCTATAATATTCAATAACTCTTGCAATCTGTAATTCGGTAAAGTAAGAACTTGTCCATCATCTAATTTAATATGACCACAAACTATCTGATGAAGTCTTAAAAGTTGTGTTAAAAAATTAACAGTACTAGTAATTCCTTCAGAAAACTGGGCCAACGCTCTTTGTTTCATTTCAACGTAAGACTTTGTTTGTTCTTTTGTCAGGTCTACATACCTTACAGAATATAACTTTTCTGGCAAATCTAAACATTCTTCTTTTGTTACTCTAAAAGCAAAATCACTAATTTTTTCTTGTAGCTCCTCTAATCTTCTGTAACCAACTATTTTCTTAAAAGAATGTGTAGCAAGGGATCGTTCAATAACATTTGCATAACGTGCCTGGAAAGCATAATAACTAGGAATATTTAATAAAGAAGGGCTTAAAAACTCGCACTGCATATAAATATCCATTGGACTTTTTGTTATAGGAGAACCAGTGGCAATTCTTTTATATTTTACTAACGCTCCTACCTTAACTGCGTTTTTAGAACGAGATGCTTTTGGTGTTTTTATCGTGGTGCTTTCATCAATAATCATCAAACAGTTATGTGCATTAACAAATCTTTTTGCAAAAGTAGTTCCTTTTTGCGTAGAAAAAGCCTCTACATTCATTGCCAATATTTTTAAATCATCTGTAATATCAAAAATACTTTCTAGTGCGATTTTTTCTTTTTTTAAAGGAGAAGAGCTCCAGTTTGCACAGCGGTAAATAACATGGTCCGGTATGTGTTTTGGAATTTCAATATCTGTCCAATTCCTGTAAACACCCTTTGGTGCAACCACCAACACTGCATCTATCTTGCCTTTGTCATACAAAATAGCTGCATTATTAATTAACATATATGTCTTACCCGTTCCCATATCAGCGAACAAGGCAACTTTTTCATCAAAACAAAACCGCTCTAGATAAGCCTTTTGATGCAAAAAAGGCTTATTCTTAAAGGGATAGCTAAAACAAATATTTTTATTAACAGTAATCATATAACTTTCTATTTACTTCTTTGTGTTACCATATTATCATACTAGACAGAAAGGAGAAAGAAATGTCTACAGTTTATTTAATTAGTGAAAGTCCAAACCATAATACGACAGGTGCGTTGAGGTTCGGAGATCATGTTGTAGCTATTTTACCGCCAAACCAACAAATTGCGTTTTCAACTGCCCCTACCATTCGTAGAATTGAAAGAGCTCTTGAAAATTTTTGCGATGAGGATTATCTTTTACTTACAGGTGATCCTGCTTGTATTGGCATAGCGTGTGCAATTGCCAGTAAAAACAATCATGGTCGCTATAAATGTTTAAAGTGGGATAGGCGGGAAAAAGTTTACATACCAATTGAGATTGACATTAGAAAGGAGAAAGGTAATGGTTAGTTTAGAAGAGCAAATGCAAAAAGATTCTGCGGAGATTTTTGAACTTGATGATCAGAAAAGTAAATCCGTTGCAGAATTAGGCAAGGCAGCAAAAAATCTTTCAGCAGATATTGCAAAAACCGAACAACTTTTGAAAGATCAAAAGCAAAAGCTTCGTAAGATCACAGAAGAGCAGATTCCAGAAGTCTTAACACAGTTAGGCATGGCTTCGTTTACGATGGTAGATGGCTCACAAATTACCGTCAAAAAGTTCTACTCAGCTAGTGTACCCAAAGGACGAGAGGCAGAGTGCTTTGCTTACCTCAGAGAAAAAGGTCTTGATGATATTATTAAGAACCAAGTTTCTGTTGGGTTTGGAAGAGGAGAAGACGAGTTGGCAGAACGTCTTAAAAAAGTTTTGTCTGACGAGAATTTTTTATTTAATGAAAAACAAAGTGTGCATCCAAAAACATTGGAGGCCACTGTTAGAGAACAAGTCGAACTCGGAAACGAGTTTGATTTGCAGTTGTTTAATGGCTATATTGGTCAGAGAGCAGTTATTAAAACTTGAACTAAGGAGAAAGAAACGTGAACCAAGTAACCAAGAAAAAAAGCACGGAGTTATCCGTAATTGATTTTGAAGCTGATGCTTCAGAATTTTCCGCAGAGCTAACCAGTGATGATTTTGCTCTTCCTTTTTTAAACATTATTCAAAATCTTACACAGCAAAAAAAAGTGGGTAGTGGTGAAATTGGTGACATATTCAATAGTGTTACCGGAGAGATTCATCCTGGCAAGGATGGTTTGACTGTAGTGCCGTGTTTTTATGAAAGAGTCTATATTGAGTGGGCTGACCGTGATAAAGGTGTTGGTAAGCCTGTAAACATTTATCCTCTCAGTTGGGATGTCAACTCAAATACTTCTTTGGGTGGAGATGGTAAAACAAGGTTTATTAATGATAATAGCGGTAATTATGTTGAGGACACTGCTCAACATTACGTCATGGTTGTGCTAGGAGAAAACTGCTATCCGGCCTTAGTCGCTATGAAGTCTTCAAACCTTACAACTTCTCGGCAATGGAATACCATGAAGCAAGGTAATACCGCTAAGAATAAAAATGGTCAAGTCTATATCAAACCTGATTTTTCTAGAATGTATCAGTTGTCTTCTGTAGAGATTGTAAAGAAATACACATGGTATGTTTGGAAGGTTCAGCCAGGGTCAGACTTATCTGAAAAAGATATGAGT